TGAGAGATATGGCGTGAACACCTCTGGAATAATCAAATCGCTTCTTAAAGTAGCCATTTAAATTTTTAAGATATGTTCAATTCGAGGCACAACCCCTGACGTAGCACAACCACGTTGTTTCTATACTAACCGCTAACTGCGTTTTTGAGCATATTATATTTATTTATGTCTGTTCTATATAACCTTGCTTGCTCAGTAAGATTGAATGAATCTTTTGCAAACGGATTGTTTTCACCAGCAGCCACTGTTTCAGTCTGCACTTTAGTTGTCGTTGCTCCACCGCCCTGTGGTCTTGGATTTTTTTGCGCCCATTGAGGCATATTTGCCATTGCCCACTCTTTGACGTTAGTTCTGTTATATCCGTCAACTACAACAACAGTTCCATCTGGTTCCCTTGCAAGCTGATCTTTGCTTATGCGTGACAAGGCATATTGTGGGTCATGTACAACATCAGCAAGTGCTGTTACTGCTGGGGCTTCAACTTCAAGCTGTCTCTGCCTAGCTTCTAGCTCTTGGATTCTTTTATTCTTGGCTTCTTCAGCATCACGATACTGCTGTGCTTGTTTAGCAATCGCTTCATCATATCTGCCTTTTGCCTCTAGCTCTTCTTTTTCTTTCTGCTGTTTGAAAGCAATCAAAGCATCTACATCAACATCTGGCGGTACAGCTTTTGCCGCTTCCTTTGCTTTTTTGTAATCGTCTAAAATTTCTCTGTTGCTTTTTCTGAGTGCTTCAACTTCTGCCATCAACGCTGCTGTATCTACAGGTGGATTTGGTTTGATTGGTTCGTCAGCCATAAATAAAAAATTTACAATTATTCACAATATTAGCTCCACTTCGTCTTGTCTGCCCAAAAAGCTGCTGACATTTTACCTTTGGCAATATTTTTAGCGTGTCTAGCCTTAAAACTCTTGCGTTTTGCCTTATCTGCCATGCTTTCACCCTTTCTTGGTGGCTTTGTATCTGCGCCCTGCGCTCCAAACCTAATTAATTTAACCTTATCGCCTTCTTTGGCAAGTACAACATGAGACTTTGTTGGGTGTGATGGGGTTCTTTTTGGTTTGTTGAAACCAGACAATCCAAACCTTTTTAGTCTTGGGTCACTCATTTGCCCTTCCTCTTCATTGCCATATTGTGTGCCTCAGTGAATGAAACCCCTTCTCTCATTTTACGCTTCATATACTCCATATGAGCCTTTGTGTGACCATGAGCCTTTTGGTGCTTTGCAAGTGTGTTCTTTTGTCTTGTAGTAAGTCTCATTATCTTTTCTTTTGATATTTTGAATAAATTTTAGCGTCTGCTGTTCTTGCTCCACCTTTTCCTGACATATAACTATTTACCCTTCCCATAGCCCACGCTGCCATAGGAACATTTCTAGATCCAGCAGAAAGATAAGCACCTTGACCTTTTCGGTAAACTTCTGCAAGTTCACCATAAAAAAAACGTGTGCCTTCAGCCTTTTTTTTAAGACTAGCTTTTACGCTTTCGCTTAGTGGTTTTCTTCTTTTTGCTTGCGACATTTTGTTTAGTGCGTGACTTAGATACAGCTTTTATATCAATATACTCTCCTTTTCTGTAAGCTTCGGCAGTCCTTTTGATCTCAGCAGCTTTCGCTAACTTGTTCATAGAACCAGACAGATATTTTTTTGGAACACCTGTCTCTTTGTCCTTTGGAACTCGCCTAAATTTTCTTGTCACTTTTTAGTTTTCTTTTTAGCAGTGGGCTTAGTTTCTTTGGGCTTTTTTGTTTCTTCACCCTGTACTTTAAAAATATATCCCATTACTTTTTGCCTCCTTTCTTTTTCTTCTTTGTTCCTTTGGGCTTCATTGCTCCGTAGTGTGAGGGCATGACAAATAAAGTAGCTGTCTTTATCTTACTTCCTTTTGCGTTTTTTAGCAGTTGATAAAGCTATTGCTTGAGCTTGTTTTAGTGTCTTACCCTCTTTCATCAACAAACGTATGTTGCCAGAGATAGTCTTTTGTGATTTGCCTTTTTTTAATGGCATAACTAAACTATAACTATGCTTACTATAACTATCACCACCCCACTAGGGGATATTGAGATTCAACATTCTAAACAAATAGCAAAAGCTGTTGGAAATCAAAGGGCTGTTGATTTTTGGAATATAGATGTAAAAGATGGATTATTTGCTATTCATGGCCATACCTTTGACCCAAAAAACTGTGATATTGCAGATGTTATATCAGCAGCTATTGAATCAGTTGGCTTATCAAATGTAAAAATACCAGAAAAATCAAGATTGCAAGCTGTCAAAGATTTAGAAAGTTATCCTGACCCTAAAGATTCCCTGCCCTAGACATACCAACAACTAACTCAAACAGATCGGGGTGTTTAAGTATAAGTGTTTGCATACTTGTAGCGTCTGCAAAAGTCTCTACAGACATTGTTAAAACTTCTGATGGATTTATTTTGTTTTTAAAATCTCCATACTTTGAATAGTCATACATATCATAAACTTTTCCCATGTATGCGTTTTTATAATCGTTCACAAAAGCAAGTTCTTCTTTTCTGTAATTTATGGGTGTAATACTTTTTAACTGATATACAGGTTTTTCAAGCTGTGTAGTCATTGCTTTGTTTGGTCTTGCGGTAGGTTTGTCTAAATACTCCTCTAATATTTCTTTATTTACAATTTTCTTTGCACCTACATCACCAAAAGCTTTGTCAAATTTCCATTTATTTGTGTAGGTGTTTAGTTTTGGATTTTGAACTTCAACAACATGAGTTATTTCATGGAAAGTAGTGCGTTTACTAATTCGACCCCTATAATCTGTGCTTGTTGTAAATGTCCCCTTATAAAAAGCACAAGAGGCTCTTTTTGCCTTTCCAATAGATTTAACAGCTGGCACACCATTTGCCGACTCAACAAATCCAGCACCATTAAACATTTTGACGTATTCACTAAAATAATCTTGAATTTGTCCTTTTTGAACCGCATTAAAAGTTCCTGATATTTCCACATTGTTTACAAGTCTAGATACCTGTGTATCTGTCAAACTTGTCTCAAGCATTTTTATTCTTAATTTTTCTAAATTTTTTGAAAAATCATCATTGTATTTAACATATGCGTTTTTTGCTTTTTCAAACTTTGCAATCAATCCGTCTTGTAATTCTGGTTTTAAATTTGTGCTTGTATTAGCGGCTGCTACTCTTAGTTCCTCTTTTAATTTTTTAAGTTTAGCTACATCAAGTCCACCGACTTCCTCCATCAATGCCTTACCATCTTTTCTTAACTGGTCTGGGCTTGAATCTATCAGCCTTCTTTTAAATCCAACAGGTTTCGCAACAGGTTTAGGAGTTTTTGTTCTGATAGTTATATCTCTGGGCTTGCCATACAATCTCTCTAAATCCTTCAAACTTCTCTCACTGCCATCTGTTCTTATCATCTTCCGCAACGCTGCCTGTCCAGAACCTTCTCTCTTTGCAAGCTTTTTAAAGAAGTTTACCTTACCTTCATTACCTAAAGTTTTAACTTGCAGCTTTCTATCTTGTTGCAAAAGCCAGTTGCCGTATGGTGTTCCCTGCGGCACTCTCCCTGTAATACTTGGTCTTGTATCAAGCTTAGTCGCTGGTGGATCTTGCAGGTTCTTAAATGGTTTTACCTTTTTACCATTTATTGTATATTCTGTATTTCTCAAGCCTTCAAAGTCAACAACAGGGACAGTAGTTGATCGACAATTAAAGTGTTGAGGTGGTGTTGGGCCTTTGTTGTAATCAAATATCTGACCATCTAACCTTTGACATATCGGACTTGTTCTAGAGTCTAGCGTTGCAACATATTCATATTTTGGTGCAACCTTTTTATTTGCGGCATATACAGCTTGTGATGCCTGATTTGTAACCTGATTAACAGATGTTCTGACAATAGTTGAAATTTGATTATTAGCTACTTTGGTAAGTTCTCCTCCAGCTAGAGCCAACTGCTTGACAGATAAGGGGCCAAAGTCCGCAAATTCAAGCCTACCAACAAGTCTCCTAGTAATCTGATCTAGTGACTCACCAGCAAACACTCCTGATCTGACAGCTAAATCTAATCTTTCTGCTGAAGATTCTGCTAGACCTCTAAATGCTTTGCTTACTGTTGTGCCATTTGGCAGCCTTATTGCAGCCCCTTGTGTAGCAGTGAGACTAAATTTACCAGAGCCAAAGTTAACAAAGTTATCTTCTGTAAAAGCTTTACTTGTAAAAATATTTACTTTTGATGGGTCAGTCATAATAACTGATTCTGCATACTTGGGACTTATTGCAACGCTGTTGATAGGAACATCACCAGATGCTGTAACCTTTTTCAATTCATTTTCAATAAAATCTTTTTGTAGTATCGTTACCCCTTGAAGTTCTTTTTTAAAATCAATGGCAGATTTAGTTGACCAAGTTGCAAGGCTATCTTTCGATTGTTTGATTATTGCTCTAAGTCTCTTTCTTGTTTGAGGTGCTATTACTACACCAGCATCTGCCGCTTTCTGTCTAAGGTCTATTTGTTTTAATTGTTTGGCTGCATTTACTATTATCTCGTTGTAAGTGACAGCATATTTCTTTGCAACAGAATTACTATACCTATTTAGATCAATAGTTTCCCTAAAAAATACCTCTGGAGTATCCATTTATCATTCTTCCTCTTGCTCCTCTGGATCTGGGTCAGGTTCTTCTGGTGGCTCTACTTCTGTAAGACCTCCCTGCTGTGTGCTTTCTATCTCCTCTTCAATATCAAAATCATCTGGCAAAACTTCACCTGTAGATAGTTGTTTGAGTAGTGTCTCCTGACTGATAGTTCCAGCAGTAAACAATGTGAGCAATGATGTTATTTCCTGTGGTTCTAATCTTGCACTTACAAAGTCTCTATTAACAAAGCTACTGCCAGCATTAGGTTCATTGAGATATTCACTATGAAACTTCAAGCAGTTATCAATCAAGTCTTGCATCTGCTGTGCAATAACCATCATTGTGCTGTCATTCTGTGATCTATCTATCCTCTTGGCCTCTGCTGACTCCCCTACAAGTTTTTGTCCAAGTACTGCGGCTAGTGACAATGTATTGATCTGTTCTGCAATATCTTTCAATCTTGTGAACTGGCTGTCATAACTATCTCCTGATGGGCTGATGTATTCCATTCTGGATTCTGGTGGCAATGATAGTGCCTCATTAGGGCCTGTTGTTATTTCATCTGCATTTGGATAACCAAAGACAGCAAGCATAGGAACAGAACTGATATGCAAGATGTTGTCCAAGTCAGACTGTATCTGATAATGCTTGAGGTTTAGTTCTGCAATGTCATACAAAGGACTGCGACTTTCGTAGTAACCAACTCTATTGGAATAGGCAATAGCAAACGGAATCTTGTCCTTAAGGCTCATTTCGCCTTCATCAAATAATTTATATTCACCTTTTTTTTCATCTTTTCTATGAATCTCATATCTGCCCCTTTCCAAGACTCTGATCTGTTTAATAATCTTGTCACCATACTTTCCATCTGGCTCAACAACCTGTTCCAATAGACGTAACTGTGTGAGTTGCCTTACCCCATCTATGATCTCAGACCTAAATCCTAAAATATCTTTTGGTGTGTACGTCACCCAATAAGGTCTGGTCTTGTCCCCTTCTTTCGGTGCATCAACAAGAACTCCAACATGGCCAAAGCTGATTGCCAGTCTTGCTGTGTTGTATAGCCAAACATTGAGATCATTACCCTCAAGGTCAACATCAAACAACTGTTCTCTCACTAAGTCAGATACATCATCAAGTCTTACTGGCTTTCTAACCAACATACCTGAGAGCATCTTCTCAATACGCTGCAAATATGGCACTACTGTTGATCTCGATAATCTGACGTCATATGAATCATCTGTCTCCCTACTTTCTTGAGGCAAGTATTTTCTATGTTCACTCCTGATCTTGTATGTTCCTTCCTTCAAATCTGTTATCAAATCCCAGAACTGACTCATTC